TACCTAAAAGTCAAGCTTTTTCTTAAAGAAATCTAAAGTTTTTTCTTAGGGCCGCACATTTGGGTGTCCTTTTGTTAACTTATGCACTCTTTTGGTGCACTTTAGATAAACCTTTGTTATTACTTGAGAATCATTCTCGTTTAGTCCTGTGTTTTACCTGTGTTAATTCCTTCGTTTTCATCCTAATTTACCCTCTTGTAAACTTGGGAGCCTACCACTTATGTTTATACACAAGTTACCCCTCCCCGCCCCCGTGTTTCCCTGTGGATAACCTGTGAATTACCTGTGTATAACCTAGGAGGCAGGCTGAGTTATCCACAAGTTATACCTGAGTTATCCACAGGTTGTCCACATGTTTCACGTGGAACACTTGAGTGTGAGGACTTGGGTAGGTCCCTAAGTCACAACCTGAGCTATACCTGTGGACAACTTATGTATAACCTGTGCATAACCTGTGCATAGCCTTGAACACCTGTGTACATCCTGTGTACAACCTAGGGCGGCACCTGTGCTTAACACAAGTAACAACACAAGTCAACACTAAGTAGCATTCATAGAATCAATAGTCACTATAAGTTTAAACAATTGTACAACTCAGGTCAAAACACTACAATGGGCAACATCAACAACGAACAACACAAGGAATATTAGAGATGACTAAAGTACACCTACACAAAGCATACGACAACTCGCACTACTTCACTATCATTGATGGCACATGGTACGCAGTGGTGCGTCTCAAGGCGGATCGTTGGGCACTATTTATGTATGACAATAGCAACGACTACAACAATCGCACCAATGGCCTCATAGTGGAATACTTCAAACGTCTCAAGGATGCACGCCAAGAGCTACAGGCACAGCTTGAGAATCGTCTGGAGGCCAAGCGTATATACGAGGAACGCAAGGCGGCACGTGATGCACACGAGGCGTCTGAGCGCGAACCATTGGTATTCCCTGAGACTGAAGAGCAACCTGAGACAGCGGCACCTATAGACACTGTAGAGAAGCTACAGAAACTCTATGATCTATTGGCTGAGTGTTCTGATAAGTTTGCTGAGGAGCGTGACACTCTTGAGGTCTCAGGTGGTTGGTGGTCCCTCTTGGACGAACTAGACGCACATGGGAAACACTCAGTACATGAGGTTGTGGCGTACTTGTGCCCATACCCAAGATACTATGAAAACTAGTTGACAATCCCTGAGGTGGACGCTATAGTTCACCTCAAGCAGTCAAGCAACAGTCAAGCAAATTACTGAGGTACAGACAATGGCTAAACTACTAGTACGCAAGGCAACAAAGGCACCCAAGAAACCACAAGTAACAGGTTTTGTAGTCTACAACGGACCTAGTGCAATTGATGGAACGCCTATTGTGGGCATTGTGACCCTCAAGACTACCAATGCCAAAACGGGTAACATGGCGCAGCTATGGATACTCCCCGACAATGGTGAGTCACCAGTGGAAGCTTCCAAAAGCCTAGGGGATTCCTCAGTCTGTGGTGGTTGTCCTCACAGGCAATCCCTAGGTGGTGCCTGTTATGTCAACCTAGGTCAAGCCCCTCTGAGTATCTATAGAGCATACAAGCGCGGCACCTATGCACTTGAGATGCCCAATGATGCACTCAATGGGCGCTACCTCAGACTAGGCGCATATGGTGACCCCGCGGCACTACCTGAGTCTGTGGTTGCCTCTCTAGTAGCCGCCTCAAGTGGTCACACGGGCTACACACACCAGTGGAAAGCCAAGAGATTCCAGTGGGCGCTTGAGTACATGCAAGCTTCAGTGGACAGCCTAGGTGACCTTGAGAAGCTTCACAAGATAAAACCGAACGCGGGTTACTTCAGGGTCACCAGTGGTGACACAATGCTCGACAATGAGCTACAGTGCCCTAGTGACACACACGGGGTCCAGTGTGTCGACTGTCGCAAATGTGACGGTACCAAGGGCGCAGCCATTGTTATTGGCGTGCATGGGTCACTAGCTAGTCGCTTTGTTGAACCTACAGATATTATCGCAGTAGCCTAGGGAGGCACTCAAGATGAAAGTTTTCGTATATAGAAACCTCCACAAGAATTGTTGGTCCGTGAAGTGTCTCAAGACTCGCAGAGTAGTGGCACATGTTGACTCTATAGTCTTGAGGGACGCCATGGGCAAGGTCTCACAAGCGGGTCGTAAGCGGGTCCTCAGAGAGAAGCGTAAGAACGTACACGCGGGTATACTAGGGCATTGGGACCAAAGTGGCACTATAGAGAACCTCAGTGGCTTGAGTCGACCTATAACGTACAACCCCTATAAATATTCAAGTTTTGTCTACAGTGACACTTGCGAACCCATAGAAACTTGTGGTACTATAGTTTTAACCAATAGCGGAAAAGTAAGAGAGGTCCAAGATGCACAATAAAAAACATGAGTACTATTTGACAATTGACGAGGTTCCCATGGTTGACACTGAGGGAGAACTAATGATATACTTGACAAAAGACGACGCTAAACAAATGGCCCAATGGGTCTCAGAAGAGACCGACCAATGGGTCCGAGTGAACCAAAAAACTTGGTGGGAGTAAAGACTATGGCAACTGTAGCAGATTTTCACGGCATCTTAAGCGAACGACTCAGAAACACTAAAGACCGTGAAGACGGTTGGTCGGATTCTCAAGCACGCTATGAGATAGTGTTCAAGTGGTCCTATCCTGAGAAAGTCAAGGTCATTCTAGACTTGTACGCAGAGGGTCACGAGTATACACAAGACGTAATACTTGAGGAACTACAACACGTTTTAGCTCGAGGTCGACCAATGGAAAAAACACTTGACGCACTACTACCGGACCTGCTAGAGTTACTAGTAGACGACCACCATGAGGATTGGAGGGGCATTATATGAGCATAGGGTCAATTATAGGCGTGCTAGTGTTTACTTTCATAGCGTATACACTAGGTTCCGTTGTGTTACACGACGAAATAGCGGAACACAACAGAAAACTACAGGAGTCACAAGACGATGAAGCTTAAGGACCACATAGAAGAGCGTCACACGAACGCAGAGGCACGCATAAGACATTTAAAGACTCAATCACTAGTGGAGTACTACATTGAGTCAATGACCCTCAGAGAGGCTCTCACGACCCTTGAGGACATCTTGTACAGACAGTACGACAACATGCCTAACGAGGTGTTGACCAAGGAATACGACAAAGTTTTCAACCGAGGGGAGAGCTAGAGATGTACACAAGTAACTGTTGCGATTCACCACCAATTGGTATATCATATGAAATAGAGATGTGCCCAGTATGTAAAGAACATTGTACATACGAGGAAATACCTGAGGATGACGACGAGGGGCTTGACAATGGGTGAGTTATTGTTTATCATTTTGACAGCACTAGTTCTCGTCGTTTGGTGGGAACTCAAAGAACTAAAAAGACAACTAGAGGAAGACTAACATGAGATGCAAAGCTTGTGACACACAACTGACTGACTATGACTGTGTACGTAAGGACAAACTAACGGGCGACTACCTCGACCTCTGTGGTGTCTGCTATAGCTACTCTACAGAGTACGTGAGCGACTACGACACAACAGTGGACACAGTGGTTGACTTTGGTAAGGAAGACGTGTATAATCTTAGTGAAGGCTATAGAAAGCAATACAGGGAGGACTAAAAAAACTTAAGAAAATTTACCCTAAGGGGTTGCAAAGGAAACAAAAGTATGGTATACTAATGGTATACTTAAGTAAATAACTAAGTAATTAACTTAACGAACTAACTAACTGTACAACCTAAGAAGGAAACTAAAGTATGGCAATTTTAGAAGGCATTGTAGCATTTGAGTCTCTCCGTGAAACCGATAAGTTCAACGGACAGGACACGGGTAAGTATTCAGTAACCTTGACCCTAGATGACGATGACGCAGACAAACTGGAAAAACTTGGGGTAAAACTCAAGAGCTACGAGGGGAAACGTCAACGTAAGTTTGCGTCCAAGTATCAACCAATGGTCTTTGACAACTCAGGACATCCCTATAGCGGTAGTATCCCATATGGGTCAAAGGTACGCATTGTGTGGACTGAGGGCCAAGAGCATCCTGTGCATGGCGTCACGCCCTACCTCAACAAACTGAAGGTCATTGAGCTCGCAGATACCAACATGGAGGATGGTGACCCCTCTGACTTTTAACTAGAGAGGCAACACGAGATGACTGACAGTAAGTTTGTAAAACATGAGCCATGCACTCAGTGTGGCTCTAAGAACAACCTAGCGAGATACGACGATGGACATGCGTACTGCTTTGGGTGTGGTTATTATGTCTCTGGCGATGGCATGGAGGTCGTCGTCGAGGCTAAACCGAGGAGAGCTATGGAAACCGTAGGAACTATAGGTGCCATAAGTGACAGGAAGATTTCCAAAGCAACGTGTGAACTATTTGGCGTCACAGTGGAGTACAACACGGATGGTTCTATTAGTAAGCATCATTACGTATATCATGATAGAGATACTGGTGAACCCATAGGTTCTAAGGTACGAACAACAGCAACCAAGGACTTCTACTCCACAGGGTCCTTTAGTAACTCAGGACTCTTCGGGCAACGCCTATGGGGTGAAGGAGGTAAAGCAATAACGATAACTGAGGGTGAACTAGATGCCCTCGCAGTGTCAGAGATGTTCAACAACAAGTTCCCTGTGGTCTCCATCCGAAGTGGTGCCAAGGGTGCCGTGAAGGACATCAAGGAAAACTTAGAATGGCTTGAGTCATACGACAGCGTTATCATTTGTTTTGACAACGACAAAGTAGGTCAAGAGGCAGCCAATGCGGTGCTACCCTTGTTCTCCCCCAACAAAGCAAAGAACGTCACGTTACCTCTTAAGGACGCAGGGGAAATGCTCAAGGACAACAGGATAAAGCAGTTCACCTCATGTTGGTACGAGGCACGAACGTTTAAACCTGACGGGATTGTCTCAGGTAAGGACACTTGGGACCTCATTGAGTCACAGAAGGACGTAGTGAGCATCCCTTATCCATGGCAGGACCTAAACGAGATCACCTACGGCTTTCGTCAGAAAGAACTAGTAACGATCACCTCAGGGTCCGGCATGGGTAAGTCTCAGATCATGAGGGAACTAGAGCATTACCTCATTAAGAACACTAAGGACAACGTAGGCATCTTGGCCCTAGAGGAGTCGGTGGATAAGACAGCGTTAGGCATCATGAGTGTTGAGGCCAACCTTCCGTTACACTTGCCAACAACGGTTATCTCCAAGGAGGACAAGAGAGCAGCCTTTGACAACACATTGAACAACGACAGGGTGTTCCTCTTGGACCACTTTGGGTCCACCTCAGAGGACAACTTGCTGTCTAAAGTTCGCTATTTGGCTAAAGGTCTTGACTGTAAGTGGATTATACTTGATCACCTAAGTATCGTCGTGAGTGGTGAGGACACAGGAGACGAACGTAAGGCCATTGACGTCATTATGACAAGGTTACGTCAGTTAGTACAAGAGACGGGCATCGGGTTGTTCCTAGTGTCCCATCTCAAGCGACCCAATGGCAAGGGTCACGAAGAAGGTGCACAGGTATCACTGGCTGAACTCAGGGGTTCCGCTGCGATTGCCCAACTGTCCGACATGGTGATTGGTCTTGAGAGAAACCAACAGCACGAGGACGAAGAGGTACGCAACACGACCACCGTGAGGGTCCTCAAGAATCGCTTTGCGGGTCTCACGGGCATAGGGTGTTACTTGTACTACGACAAACACACTGGTAGGATGATACAGACGGGCATCCCTACTGGCAACGATAGTGATATGGAGTTCTAATGAAGCTAATGTTCGACATTGAGACAGACGGTCTGAAGCCTACGGTGATTCACTGTATCTGTGCTCAGGACGTCGACACAGGGCAGACTTGGACGTTTAGGAGCGACCATGGCAATATTGACAACTTCCCAAGCCTTGTTACTGATGGCACTGTGCTCATTGGTCACAACATCCTTGGGTATGATCTTCCGGCACTTCGACAGCTCAAAGGTTGGAATTTCGACAGGGCAACTTTTGTGGACACTCTTGTCCTCAGTCGCCTCGCTAATCCTAGTCGTGACGGAGGTCATTCACTGGGGAACTTAAGTAAACATTTGGAGGATTCAAAAGGTGTACACACGGATTGGTCTATGGTTTCGGATGAAATGGTGGAATATTGTGTACGAGATGTTGCTGCTAATGTCGCTGTATACAAAGAACTCCTCAATGAACTACGAGGCTTCGAGGAGGGAAGCATTAAACTTGAGCATGACGTACAGTCTATTGTACAACGACAAGTACGGAAAGGGTGGGTCCTAAATACACACAAGTGTTATGACCTTCTTGCTACCCTTAAGCAGGATATGCTTGAGGTTGAGTCCCAAGTTCACACTCGCTTTGTACCGAAGGTTGAGCACATGGTACTACTACCTGTACAAACAAAGAGTGGCACTCTCGGCAAGATGGGTCAGATTAAAGGGGACACTAAGAAGACGAGGTTGACGGACGATGAATATAGCACTTTGGCAAACGGGGCTAGTTCTGTTGTTCGCACTATATCTACTCCATTTAACCTTGGTTCACGACAGCAGATTGGAGAGTATCTTCAGGAGTTTGGATGGAAACCTGAGAAGTTTACTCCAACGGGTCAAGCAATTGTTGACGAGAAGACGTTAGGTACTGTAGATATTCCTGAGGCACAACTAATCGCAAGGTATCTCTTGTTGCAAAAGAGGATTGCACAGGTTCAGTCGTGGTTAGACGCACAGGAGGACGACAACAGAGTACATGGGTACGTAAACACGAATGGCGCAGTAACTGGACGTATGACACACCGCAGTCCCAATATGGCACAAGTACCTGCGGTAAAGAGTCCCTTCGGTTACGAGTGTCGAGACTGTTGGGAAGTACCTGAGGGTTACAAACTCGTAGGGTGTGACGCAAGTGGTCTTGAGTTACGTATGTTAGCCCACTACATGAATGACCCAAGCTATACAAAGGAGGTATTAGAGGGTGACATACACTCAGCTAATCAAAGAGCAGCAGGACTCACTACGAGGGATCAAGCGAAGACTTTTATCTACGCTTTTCTCTATGGAGCAGGAGACGCAAAGATCGGAAGTATTGTCGGAGGGTCTGCTTCTCAAGGTAGAAAGCTTAAGGAGCGATTTCTTCGAAACACGCCTGCTCTTGGAAGCCTTAGAGATGCAGTGGGAAAGGCAGCTGCTAGAGGCTACGTCAAGGGTCTTGATGGCAGAAGAGTCTACATCAGATCAGAACACGCGGCACTAAATAGTCTACTACAGTCTGCGGGTGCAATCGTTATGAAGAAAGCGTTGGTGCTTCTCGACGAATACGCCAAGCGATACAAGATAGACTATGAGTTCGTAGGTAACGTCCACGACGAGTTCCAAGTGGAAGTTAGGGAAGACCAAGCGGAGTTCTTCGGGACGTTAGCCGTAGGGTCCATACAACAAGCAGGGGTTCAGCTAGGTTTACGCTGTCCTCTTGATGGAGAATATAAGGTAGGTAACTCATGGGCGGAGACACACTAGAGTGCATCCATTGTGGTAAACTAAAGAACCGCAGTGAATTCTTTACTAACTTCAGGATGAAGGAAGGAGTCGAAAGTAAATGTAAAGCATGTGCAGCAGCGTACCAAAGACAGAACAGGAAAAAGAAATGGGAACGTCTGTTTGAGTACGCAGGTAGCGCATGTCAACATTGTGGTATCTCCGATGTGAATAGACCTGAGATTTACGAGTTCCACCACATAAACCCTGCGGAAAAGGAATATCAAATAGCAGGACTTATGCGCTGCAAATGGGAGCGTTTAATTGCCGAAGCTGACAAATGTATCATGCTTTGTGCTAACTGTCATAAGACAGAACATAAGAGGTTACGAGATGAACAACAAGAAAACGGTTGACACGTTGGTACAAGACATATATAATGTCATATCAACTAAGGAAGTACCTGACGGTGTCGACCTAGACGCTGAAATAGATAACTTCGGTGAGGGCATTAAGCGACTCATGCGACAACAGTTCACTGAGTACAACGCTCAAGGTGACTCCAAACGAACACTACGTATGTCCAACATTGGTAGAGACGACAGGTATCTTTGGAATGTCATGCGAGGTACTAAGAAGGAAGAACTACAGCCACACACCCATATGAAATTTATGTTTGGCCACATAATTGAGGAACTATTGTTGTTCCTTACGAAAGCATCAGGACACGAGGTAACGGATGAACAAAAGCAATGTGAAGTACAAGGTATCAAAGGGCACATGGACTGCAAGATTGATGGTGTCGTTACGGACATTAAGTCTGCGTCTACATATAGCTTCAAGAAGTTCAAAGACGGCTCTTTGGCTGAAAACGACCCTTTCGGGTATGTCGCGCAAATCAAAGGCTATGCTTTCGCGGAAGGCGAGACAACGTTTGGATGGCTTGCTATGGACAAGCAAAACGGTCACCTTACGTACCTAAAGTATGACGCAGGTGACAAGGACGGTGAACACTACGACAAGATAGGGTACGACATTGAGGAGCGCATCAAGCACATAAAAAAGGTGGTCGCTCTGGATACGCCTCCCGAGGTTTGTTCAGAGCCAGTACCCGATGGGCAATCTGGAAACTTAAAGCTTTCTATTACATGCTCCTATTGCCCCTACAAGGACACATGTTACCCATCGCTAAGAACCTTCTTGTACTCTACAGGTCCAAGACATCTGGTTCACGTAGAACGAGAGCCAAACGTGCGGGAGCTAGGGGGTAAGAATGCGGGTGACTTCTAATAGAGGATTCTACCGTAGTGGTCTTGAGAAGAAGTTCGCGGAGATGTCCCCTCGGGGCGTCTTCCAGTACGAACCCTACAAGATACCCTACGTTGTCCATAGGGACTACATCCCAGACTTTGTACACGAGGGTGCACATAAGACGTACCTCGTGGAGTGCAAGGGATACTTTAGAGTCGGGGACACACAGAAGTACAAAGCCATACGTGACTGCGTAGAGGAACACATAGAGCTAGTGTTTCTCTTGAGTGACAAAAACAAGAAAGTTCGTAAGGGGTCGAAGATGACAATGGAACAATGGTGCGCCAAGGAGGGACTAGCGTGTTTCACTTTGGACAGCATGGATGAACTACTGAAATACATGGGGGTGTCTAATGGCTCTGACGCTAGTTGAACTAAAGGAACGCATATGTCAGAACTTCGATGTCGTAGCACTCTGTGACTACTTTGAGATAACTGAGGAAGAACTGCTAGATCGGTTCGAGGATAAGATACTTGAGCATCAAGACGATATTGAGGAAGAACTCATTGGAAACGAGGGAGGATACTATGTCAACGAAGAAGAGACTGAATGACGC